TACAGGTTCTGCGCCTGGTCGGCGATCAACGAGCCGATCGGGATCGTCGCCCCGGGCAGCCCCGAGCAGATGATCTGCAGCACGGTCGGCTCGGCCGGGTCGCGCTCGAGGAAGTAGATGCGCGCGATCGCGTCCTGCATCCGGCCGCTGGCGTACGCGGGATCGACCTGCTGCGTGTAGTACTGGAACAGCGCATAGACGTTGCTGATCGTCGCGGCCTCGCTCGAGGACAGCTGCCCCTGCGGCGTCGTCAGCGAGAAGTTGAGCGTGGGTATGAACGCGGCCTGAATGTCGGCCTGGACGCCAGCGAGCACCGCGGGCCCGCTCGGGATCGTGAAGCCGGTGTCGGTCCAAGTTATATTTGGAACGTTTGTACCCGCTGTCATCACGTCCCCTGCGGGTCAACGGTGGAGAACGCGGCAACCGCGGTCTGTCCGGTCGATTGACTCGTCACCTGGACCTGGCCGCTGACGGCGCGCTTACTAAAGGAGGAGATGAAGACCTGGGCCGAGGCCACGTCGGGCACGGTCTCGGCCGCGTCCACGAGCTGCTGCTTGAGCAGCGCCAGGCTCGGCTTCTTGCCGAATATCTGCGTCAGCCACGGCAGTCCGATCGTCGTGTCGAAATATATTTCGCCCAGATATGTCAAGATTGCTGATGCTGCATCTTGGGCTAGTGCATAAGGAGCCTCGGCAACAGCGATATTCCCTTGGGCATCCAACAGAATATCCCAAGTGTCAGGATCAAGAAGGATCGTCGCTGGGGCCATTCAACTGACCCTCGCGAATTCACCAAAGTGCTCTCGTGCGGCTTTCCAATAAGCGGCTGCAGCATCCTCTCTAGAATCGAAGCGGCCTAAATGATGCTTGCGCTCATCGCGGGTAATATAGGCCTCCCACTTTTCGCGAGACTTGTCCCAACTCACGCCTTTGGCACCGCTCGTGTTGTCGCTGCGGATTCCTTGGTTGCCTTGATTTTCACGATGAGTGGCCGGGCGCAGATTTTCAAAGCGATTGTCGTCTCTCTTGAGATTGCGATGATCCGTTTTCTGCGGTGGCCACTTCTTGGTCATCATGAAGATGGCAAGTCGCTGCGCCAGATAGAGACGGTAGTTGATGCGAATTACCCAATAGCCAATCTTGGCATCCAGGTGCCCAGCTCGACTCCCGACTAGGCTTCCCCCTCTGCTCTTTTTCCAAGTGAACTCGCCAGTTGTCGGATTGTAATGCAGCAGCGCCAAGACTTCCTTGTGCGTGATTAATTCGGCCATTGTAATCATATTCCCATCAAGTCGGCGGTCCGGTGTCGGAGCCGCCCGTGGTGACGCCGCTGTGGATGTGGGTCGACAGCGGAACGCCGCCGCCGGTCACCTGCGAAGCAGCGACGGTCCCGGTCGTTTGCAGGTTGCTGCTGCCGAAGTTGAGGGTGCCTCCTGAGATCGGCGTGATCGTGCCTCCGACCTCGAGTCCGCCTTCGACATTCAGGTTCCCCGTCACCGTCACCGTCACCGCCGTCAACGTCAGCCCGGTCGGCGAGCTCTGGACCGAGTTGCCGTTGGCGTCGGACAGCTGGAAGCCGTTCGGCGTCGTCTGGATCGTGTTCCCGTGCCCGTCGACGATGACCAATGTGCCATCGGACTTCAGCCAGACATACTGCGTCGGCGCAGCATTGAGGCAACCGCCCATGTAGACGCCGTCGGCGAGATCGTATTGGCGCCTGCTGCCGGGATTGTAAGGCCCGGCTACGGCGCCGGCGTTGCGGACCACGTTAGAGGAATCGCGGTCGGCACACACCACGTAGCCGACGTTGCCCTTCACCGGGTCCGCGACGAGCGCCCACGGGCCGGCCTGCAGGCGCCATATGGGAATGCCGAACACTGTGCCGTGGGCGGTCGCGTAGCCGTTCGCGTCGATCTGGCTTACCAGCGGCTGGACGTCGACGGTGCCGGGGCCGGGCGCCGTGCCGGAGCCCGGGTGCACGGCCACCACCTTCACCAGCTTCATCATGTTCAGCTGCTGGATGAGTTGCCGGCAAAGGAAATTGACGACGGCGCCTTCGGTCGCCACGTCTTCGGGCGTCATCTGCCCGTAGCCGAACCCGCTCGTGTCGCTCACCCGTCCCCCTAACTTATCCCGCGCTGGCCTGCGGCACGGCCGGTGCCGGCAGCCCCAGGGGATAGCAGTGCGCTGTCCCTTCCCACTTCCCCTTCGGCTCGAGCGACTCCAACATCAGACCGAGGTTGTAGACCACCAGCGTCTTGTTGTTGACTTGCGGGATGCTGCTCTGGACCGTGAACTGGCTGCCGAGGCCGACCAGCGGGTTGAAGAGCATCTTGACGATGACCCAACCGTTGTTGGCGAACGACGGGTAGCCGATCAACCCCGACGTCGGGCCGATCAGCGGCAGCGGACCGCCCCCGTTCAGACTCGTGCGTGAGCCGCCGATCGGCCAGATGGCAAGGACCTCGCCGGTAGCGCCGTTGCCGCCGCCGCTACCGGCCTGCGCGCCCGACACCAGCTCCGCGTTGACGTGCGCGTCCTTCGCCAGCTTGCGCATCTGCTGGTACACCGTTCCAGGGTAATAGGAGGGCGCCAGCGTGACGTTGATGTTGTTGTTCTCGAAGCCCACGTTCATCAGCTTCGCGAAGCCGGCCATCGCCGTGGCGACGTTGGTCGACCCGGGAAAGCTCGCGGGCGTCGCCGGCGCGATCGCGTTGATGCCTGGCGACGAGGCCATGATCCGAATGGGGACGTTCGGCTGCTGATTGTAGTCGGGCAGTGCGAAGTAGATCGTTCCGTTGAAGATCGGGGAGAAGCCCTGCAGCGACTGGGCGCCGGGGTCAGCCATCGACCCCGGCACCGCCGGTAGCCCGGCCGTGAACGTGTTCGAGCTCCCGGCGAAGATCGTGATCTGGTTCTTCTGGACCAGGTTGAAGCCCATGCCCAGCGTGGCCAGCTGGTTCATCAGGTTCTGCGGCAGCCCATAGATCACGACCTCGGCCATGCACCCGGCCCGGGCCCCGCTGTTGGTCACGCGCACGCTCGCGCGAAAGCCAGACAGCAGCACCGTGTTACTGCCCGTGGTCGTGTCGAACTGGGTCGGCTGGGCCGTGGCCGGATTGCTGTCGAGCGTGATCTGGAAGTTGAGCAGCCGCTGCACGAAGCTCTGCTGCGGCTGGAATTGGCCGTTGTCTGTCGGGGTCTCCGGTGCCTTGTTGACGAAGACGGTGACCATTCAGCCCTCCCCGGCGGGGAGGTCGCTCTCTTCCAGATAGATTAGCTGGTAGCGCGTGCCGATGCCCGTGTAGATCGGGTCAGAATCACCCTGCAAATCAAGCCACGCGAAATCCCCAGTGAAGCCTAAATACAGGCTGCGCACGATCCGGTTCCAGTTCTGGCAAATCACGCCGGCGATGATCTGCTCGGTGCCGACGAGCACGTCCATGAACAGCCCGAAGGCGTTCTGGTAGATGTTGAGCGTGCACGACTGACCGCCGAGCTGGACCTGAAGCTGCTGGTTCGGGACCGACGCCACCGGAACTAGGATCATCCCACTGGCCCTGCTGCTGCTGCCGCCGCCGGCACCCCCGAGGCGCTGCCGGAGCTCGGGATGCTCGAGAGCGGCACCCCGGGGACCGCGCCCTGGCCCTGCTGCCCGGCGCTCCCGGGCTGCTGCGTGTTCTGATACTGCGCCGTCGCCGTCTGCCGCACCTCGGTCATCCACAGGTCGACGACGATTAGGCCAGCGCCCTTGTCGGCCGACCGCGCGAAGTCACGGTGGGTGAAGTTGTAGTTCGAGAAAATTTGCTCAGGCGTAACCACGTCAAACAGGTCGATGGTGTTGTACACCTGCTCGATCGATTGCAGAAACTGCTGGCGGTTGGCCTCGGTGCCACCGGCGGAGAACCGGCACCGGATCTCGGCGGGCAGCTGGACCTTGTCATAGGTCTGGAACTGCCCTTGTTCGACCGGATAGGTGGAAATCGGCGAGTCCTGCTTGAACTCGAAGTCGACCTGGTTGTCGGCAGCGATCACGGGGAACCCGTCCGAGTAAACGCCCCAGATCGGGGCCGCGAACCCGAACAACGCCGAGAGCACGTCGGCGAACAGCAGCTCGACGGTGTTGGCCGCGTAGCTCGCGAGCGGGGGCACGCCCGGCACGTTGGGGATCGCCATCGCCTCACCCCGTCATCGAGTTGTTGTAGTTCATCGCCGCGGCCAGGTTCTTGCGTAGGCCCGAGGCCGCGTCGCGGAAGATTCCGTCCGAGTCCTTGGCCTGCGTTACGATCGTCACGTCGCCGATCGAGATGTCGGTGCTGCTCTGGTGCTGGTTGGTCTGCGTCGAGTTGTTGATCTGGCCGCGGGCTGCGGCTCCGGCGCCTGGCGCGATTCCGCCCCAGCGATCCTCGAACGAACCGCCTTCGCCTGGCGGCCGCGGGCCGCTACCGTGGACCACGTCGGCCCAGGTCTCGTAGCGCGACCGCGATTGCGACTGGGCGCCGCCGGGCAGGCTCGGCCACTCCCCGCGCAGGATCATCGTCGCCGTGACAAAATCGCCCTTGTCGATCGCGTCGGCGGCCTGCGGATAGAATTTCTTGATGAACTGCATCGTCGCGTCGGCCTGCTGCGCCCAGGTGCCGGCGCGCGGGTCCGGCAGCCCGGCGCCCGTCGCCTTCTGCGCGGTCCCCGAGAGGAACTGGAAAAAGCCCTGAGCCGAGCTCGACGCGTTGCCGACGTTGCGGTGGTCGGTCTCGAGGAAGGAGAGTCCGGCCAGGAAGTTGCGCTCGTTGGCGCCAAGCGTGCCGCCGGCGCCCGGTGTCCCGGCCGCGCCCCCGGGCTTGCGCCCGCGCAGCAGATCCCACACGCCGCTGAAGTTCGCGCCCGGCTGGTGGATGTAGTTCCACATGTCATCGCCCCAGAGCGCCTTGCCGAGTTCACCCTTTTTCAGGTTCGCGACGTTCTTGTCGTTGTTGCCGAACATCGCCGAGATGCCGTCGACGGCCTTGGCCAGCTCGTTGGTGAGGAAGATCAGCGCCGGGAACGTGCGCCGCGCCAGGTTCTCGAGGGCCACGTTCAGGCCCGCGGACTTGGCCTGGAAGTCGATCATCTCGTCCGCCGACATCTCGGTCGCGAAGCCTAAGCGGCTGATCTCCTCACGCATCTGGCGCATGCGCTCGGGGCCCTGCAGCAGCAGGTTCATGAACGCCTCGGTCATGCCGGGGATCTGCTGCAGCCACCACCTGCCCATACCGGGCTGGCGTTGGTTCTCCCCAGACGCGAACGCCGAGATCTTGTCCCAGGCCGCGTTCGGGTTCTGCATGAACTGATTCATGCCGACGCCCGTCCGGTTAAACAGCGAGATCAGCGCCGGTGGCGGCAATCCGGTGGTGGCCATGTAGTTGTTGATCGCGTCGGTCACGCCGGCGAATACGCGCTGGGCGTCGCCGGCGCTGCCGCCGACCATCCGCACCATCCCCTCCCACTTCGAGAGGTTCTCGGTGCTCTGGCCGAGGCTGTGCGCCAAGCGCCCGGTGGTCGCGTCCATGTTTGCGACGTTGTTGATGAAGCCGGCGATCTCGCCGCCGGCGAACGCGCCGACGAGACCGATGGCACCGGCCTTGGCCACGCTAAAGAGGTCGGCCAGGCGCCCGGCGTGCATCTCGACGTCCTTGCCGTATGCGAGTGCCGCCTCCTGGGTCTTCTTGAAGGCGGCCATGGCGTCGCGCTCGCCCTCGGTGAACTGGCGCGGATCCAATCCTAGTTCGATGGTGAAGCTGTCAAGGACCGTCGGCATCACGTCACCTCGCCGTTTGTGAGGTGCCCATGCCACGCGCAACCGCCGCTCAGCGCGACCGATCGCGCGGTGCCGGGCGGGTCAGCATTCAGCGTCAGATTGGTATAGTCGGTCCCGTGCAGCGACCAACGCCCGGGACCGGGCTTGGCATCATCGGGAACGCCGCGCGAGCGCGACCAACAAATCACGGCATGGGTGCCGACGTTGCCGTTGTTCGCCGCGAAGCACTTCGGACATAAAAACTCGATCCCCTGCGCGTCCTCGATGCGCTCGACGGGGCAGTAGAAGATTCCGTCTTCCCTTTTGTCGTAGCGCAGAAACTGCGGCTCGAGCTCTGTCAGCCTCACTTGTCTTTCGCCTCATGCTTGGCGACGGCCCGCGCGTTGTGCGCGTCGATCATCACCACCTCGATCAGGTCCCACAGGTCCTCGAGCCCGTAGACCGACTTCAGCTCGGCGAGGGTTGCTCGTCCGCTGGAGACGACGTAACCGATGAGGGCGGGGACGTTGGGATACTCTTTGATGCCGGGTGCCGAAGTATCGCCGAGATCCACACGGACAAGGCGTCCAGGATGGAAAAACCCACGTGAAGGCTGAGGACCTCCTGCCTCAGCCACAGCAGGGTCTTCACTTCCCAGATGTCGTTCGGCAGGAGCTCGTGGGCCACCGGGCGCCCGGTCGTCTTGTCCGGCTCCGGGTTGCGGATGATCCTCACGCACGTCAGCAGCTGCTCCCACAGCGGCCAGACCACATCGACGTCGACGTCGGCCGCCAAGAACGCGTTGACGCCGCGGACCATCACCCCGACCGCGCCGAGTGGGTAATCGATCTCCGGAATTTGCGCCGACGTGCCCTTGAGCGCGAACGTCATCGCGACCGCCCACTTCTCGGCCTTGTAGACGTTCATCTCTGTGATCTCGAACACGCTGCCGGCGTCGCGGCCACCCCAGGACTCGGGGACGGTTACGACCGCGCGCTTTGGCTCCGGGATTGGTCTATCCGTCATCCTTCACCGCCCTCAGCTTCGGGTAATCAATACCCTGAGGGGATGGCGTCGCACCATCCTCTTTTTGCACCTTGGTGAAATCGGCCAGGCTCACGAACTCGACGCGCAGGCCCGTGTCGGCCGCGTCCATTTCGATCGCTTTCACGTAAGAGCATGCCCACAAATTGTGGCCATCGCCGCATCGAGGACACGGCGTCTTTTCGAGAATGCTCACGTCCATGTGGAACCCTTTTACGCCGGGGCCGGGGCGATCGTGTTCCAGGTGATCTGGTACCGTCGGGGCTGCAGCAGCTTCTTTGCGGCCGGCGCCGGCTTGTACGACGTCAGGTAGCCGTTCGATAGCGTGAACTTGGTTGAGATCGACGGCAGCCGGATGATCCCGGACGACGCCAGCGTCGAGAGCGTGGCCTGCATCTGGGTCCACCACTGGTCGAAGAACGCGTTGAGCGCGCTGTCAGCCTGCAGCGTCACCTCCATCGGCAGCTCCTTGAACACGAAGCCGGCCGAGAGTACGCCGTCGACGCCCATCAAGGTCTCGACCGACTGGATCGCCGGGATGTCGAACACGTCGTCGGCGGCGAATCCCTGCAGCTGCTGCGGCACGGGGAATAAATTTGGGATAGACACGACCACGACAGAATTGGCACTCGTTATATCGCCCATCGCTAAACCCTCATTTCCATCGCCACCGCGATCGAAGGCCACGCGCAGCAACGCACTTCGCCATCGTGCATGTGCAGGCGGTTCTTTTTCTTGCGGTTGTAGATTTTAGGAACGACCTGCAAGTTCGTGTGACAGTGCAGCCCACACATGATGTCCGACTTCAGCGGATAGATGTGATCCACTTCGTGCGGAATGCCAGTCTGGTGCGTCAGGCGCACTGCCTCAGTGTAAAACGCGAGCATCGCGTCCATATCCGCCCATATCGGCGTCGCCTGCTTTTCGGCGGCACGCCTCATCGAACGGCGGAAGCGATTGTATTCTGGATGCTCTTTCATCCACCGGACGCTTCGCTCGCGGACTGACGGATTTTTGGCGTAGTAGAGACGATCGCGCTCTCGCACTCGTTCAATGTCCCGAGCTCGGCGCTCCCGGTCCTGTTGCAGGCGCTGTTCGCGATTTTTGCGACGATGCTCGCGTTTCCATGCGCGATATTCATCGGTGTTTCTCGCTTCTTTGCTCGCCCTCGCGACGCGTTCTTTATTCTCTTCATAGTAAGTTCGACGACGCGTTTTTTCTTGCTCGCGATTTTCCGCATAATAACGCTTGTTGCGTCGCGTCGGATAATCAGGATTCCGCGCCAGCCATCGTAGGTTTGCCTCACGCTGTTGCTGATTTTTGCGTATCAATGCGCACGAGCGACAGCGCGGAGAGGCGCGTCCGAATTCCGTCGCTGCTTTCTCAATTGTGCAATCTGGGCATTTTCTAAGCATGGGCCATTTTACTACAGCAGCGCGATCGAAGCCAAATTCAAGCTCTGCACCGAACCCTCCACGACATACCAAAATGTACAAGGCGGGCTCGTGCGCGCGTTGCGGGTCGCGGCGGCAGCGGGCTTGATCTGGAGGTAGTAGCCCTGGCTTTGCAACGTGCCGGCGATGCTAGCACCGGCCTGCGAGTTGACCTGTTGGATCTGGGTCGGGGACAGCACCCCGGGGCCGAAGGCGCCGAAGTTGAGACCGGCCTGGATCGGCGCGGCCAGTGCCGCCTCGATCAGCGCCGAGCCCGAGGTGTTGTAGGGGATCGACTTCGCGCTGTTCTGCAGGTTGTCGATCGCATTCTGGAAGTTCGCGTTGAGCCAGATTTGCTCGATGTAGGTGTCGGACCAGGTGTAGGGACCGGTGACGGTGCCGCGCTGCAGCCACTGAAAGGACTGCGTCGCGTCGGCCACGGCCCCGTAGTAGTTGTAGCCGTTGCCAAAGCTGCCGGAGATCTGCGGGTTGCCGCCGAGGTTCACGGCCGCGGTCGCATTGACCACGCTCGGCACGAGTCCGGCCTGGCCCTTGTACGCAAATGTGGTGTGGCCGTTCGTCTCCGAGAAGTCGATGGAGGCCGCGAGCCCCATGACGAAGGCCGCGTAGTTGAGGTCGGTCGGCTCGTAGACCAGGAACGTGCCCGAGTCCGAATTGTTCGCAAGGATGAAGCCCAAGGACGACTGCGCCGGCACCGACTCCGTCGGCGTGATGTCGGTGTCCCAGCAGACGTACATGTAGCGGTTGGGGACCGAATTCTTCCAGGCGGCGAACGCCTGCTTTTGCGTGTTGCCGTTGCCGCCGTCCGGGTCGAACGCGGTCATGTAGCAGACCCAGTTCGTGGTCACGGCGACGATGCCCTGCATAAAGGTGTTCGGCGTCGCCGCGGCCGCGCCCTGCGAAGTCACCGCGCCCAGGCCCTGCGTCAGCAGCAGGTTCGCGGCCATGGGACCGGTCGCGTACGCGATCGTCGAGCTCGCGCCGGTGGTGCCCGAGAAGATGAAGAAGGACCCACTTATCGGGTCGTACTGCACGGCGGCGTTGGCCGCGGTCATCGGCGCGCTCAGCGCCGTCTGGTTCACGGTCACGCTGTAGGCGCCGGTGCCGCCGGTCGCGCCGCTGATCTGGCCGGTGACGTAGGTGCCGACCGAGACCCCGGTGCCGTTGACGGCATTCCCGACGCCGATGGTACCCGAGGTCACGCCCGTGACCGTCAGCGTGCCGCCGGCGATGCTGCCAGTGAACGCGGCCGTCTGGACGCCGGTGATACCGAGCGAGTTCTGGATGATCTGTGCCGCGCTCGAGAACGAGACCGCGGCCGAGAGGTTGATGCTCGCAGCGTGCGCCACGCCATCGATGACGACACTCAGCTGGCCGCTGTAGCTCTGCATGGTCGAGAGCGGCAGCGCCGAGATGTCGCCGCCTTGGAGCCACGCCGACACCGCGGCCAGCGGGTACTGCGCGAACAGCAGCGCACCTGGCAGCGCGTCGGCGTTCGTGAATCCAGCGAAGTAGCCACCGCCAAGGCCGGTGCCACCGCCGGCGACCGCCGCCTCCTTCGAGGCCGGGCCGAAGTAGCTGGAGACCGCTGCCGCGGAAGGGAAGGACAGCACGCTGCCGATCGGCACGCGGTAGCTCGTCGACAGCACCAGCCCGGTGATGGAGAGTTCGTTGCCGCCGGCGGCGATGACGCTCGGCGTCACCTCATTGAAAAGACTTGCTGGGATCGTGGCCATGAGGCTCCCTGCCGTGCAGCGCGCGCCGGCAAAATTGCCTCATGCGCAGGCGCGGTCATAGTGCTGCGCTGACACACAGGCGGAGCGTCAGGCCGTCTCCTGAATGTAGTACACTGAGCCGTCCTCGCTCACGTAGTAGACGAAAACGTCCTCGGTGATGTAGCCGTTTTGTGGTGGGGGCGGAGGCGGGGGCGGGAAGACCTCGTCCACGTCCTTGAGCACCACGGTGATCGCGTCCGCGTACTGCTGCGGCACCGTGACGATCTGGTTGATCTGGACGTATACGTCTATCGTCCATCGCCATTCATATTGCTGTGATTCGTTGATGAACGGGCGCTGCGCCGGGTCCTCCGCGTAGAGCGGGACCACGCCGTTGTTCGGCGGCGGCTGGTTGGCGAATTGGTCGACCGCATACTCGTCGCGGAACAGCGTGCTGACGGTCTGCGCCATGTCGCCGGCGGTGGTCGCGTTCTGAGAATGGAAGTCCAATTGCACAGTCACTTTCACCGCCTGCTGGATCACCAGCTGGCCGGCGGCCATCAGCTGGGCGGGCACGTTCTGCGCCGGCGCTATGTTGTAGGTGCCGCCGGCGCTGCCGACGGCGGTGACGAAGGTGTTGGCGGCGACGCCCGAGCCGAAGACCTGGGCGCCGACGGCGATCGGTCCGATCGACACCGCGGACACGGCCATGATCCCGCCGACGATGCTGCCGGTGAAGCGCACGTCCGCGGTCGTGTCATAGTTCGTCTCCAGGCGCTCGAAGCGGATTGGCGTGACCAGGCAGAAGTCGGTGCCGAGCGGCTCCGGGACTCGGTTCTGCTGGGCGGTGAGCACGGACACGGGCTTGCCGTCGCTACCGGTGGCAGGGAGCACTGCCGTCAGGAAGTTGACGAGCGCGGCCTGGACCGTCGACTGATTAGGGCTCGGCGTCACGCGGCCATCATCCAGCGCCGCGTTGTAGCAGTATCGTGCTCTGCGTGAGCGCGACCCCCATCAGTGGTCCGATTTTACCGATATCCACTGGGATGACCGTTCCGTCGCCGTTGCTATAATAGGGAATTATATACATGAGTCCATTCCCCCATTTCAAGGCCGAAAGGTTGCCGCGATATGACGACTGAGCGGGAGCGGTATCTTGGCGATCATGGCGCTATAGAACTTGCGCTTAGGACTCTTGGAACTGAAATTGCGGCTTCCCTGATCCGGGCCATATTCGTGAAACCACGTCCCGCCTTTGCCTTTGCCGTCCGGGTTGCGCCCCTTACCGCTGGCCGTGTTGTGGGCGATGTTGAACCAAGAGCCGCCCGCATTTTTGATAGCCTGCTCGCCAGCGACGCGGGTAAAATCCTGGCCGCGCTTCGATTGGTCGCTCCAATTCATTCCGCTGGACTTACCCCGCCGCAACACTACGGGCATGAGCGCCGGCACGTCGCCCCACAGGTAGAACGATCCGAACGACCAGCGAGCTCGCCCGACCCATTTCTGAGCGCCGCGCACGTTCTCGACGATCAGCGGGATATGGTGCCCCGCCGCCTCGCAAGCCTCGCGCTGCAAGCGAAAGCACGTCTCGAAAAGGGTATTGTCGGGCGGCGGAAGTGCCTTGGCGCGTTTCCAGGGCATCGCCCGGTAACTGTAGTCCTGACAGGGCGGCGACGCGACGATCAGCGCGGCGCCCTTGAATTGCGAGCCGTGAAGCGTCCGCACGTCCTGGATGACCAACTGGCCCGGATAGCGGTGATCGCCATAAACGTGCCGTTCAATATCGAAGCCAATCACGTCGAAGCCTTCGGCGAGCAAGCCTTCGGACCAGCCGCCAAGGCCGCAATAGAGATCAATCGCGAGCGGGCGCATATTTCCTCCGCTTGCGCTGGCGCTTTTTCTGAGGCTTCGACCTGGCGGGCGGCCGATACCGCAACACCTTGTCGGCGATGGCGTCTAGCGCCGCTGGCGGCTTCGCTGGCGCGCTCATGCGATCAGCGCCTTGTAGGTAAGCCGTTTCCCGGCGACGCGACTGACGAACGAGTCCAGCCGTTCCAGAGTGTGCCGGGCTACGTTGCCCTCGTTGAGCCGGAAGGCAAATTCATCGACATAGCGGCCGATGTGTTTCGGGCTGGCGTGGTGATAAACGCCGATCAGGCCGCGTTTCAGGACCGCGAAAACGCTCTCAATCGAATTGGTCGAAACGCCGTCGCGGACATATTCGCCGGCCGAGTGATTGATCGTCGCGTGGTCGAAAAACAGGCCGCCGATTTCGCCGTAGGCTTGGGCTTCGTCAGTGTGCAGGGTCGATCCGACCGCGACGTTTTGCACGATAACGTCCGTGATCGTCCCGGCATCCGTGCTGTCGATCTTGAACGCCTTGACGCGCCCGCCTTTGCCCTTTTCCCGCAAGCCCAAAACGGGCTGCTTGCCGACCGGGCCGCGCCCCATGCGGAGTTTGTCGGCTTCGTGCTTATTGGCCTCCAAGCCGCCGACGTAGGTTTCGTCGATCTCGACCAGCCCTTGCAGCATCGTCAGGTCTTTGCCGCAGGCTTCGCGAAGCCGCTGCAACATGAACCAAGCCGACTTTTGCGTGACGCCGATTTCCTTGCTCAGTTGCAGGCTGGATATGCCCTTGCGGGCCGTGACAAGCAGGTACATCGCGTAAACCCACTTGTGCAGTGGAACATGGCTGCGCTCGAATATCGTGCTGGTGCGCACCGTGAAGTCCTCGGAACACTGTTGGCAGTGGTAGAAGCCCGGCTTGCCCTTCCGAACCGTCACCCGCTCGCCAAGGCCGCAGACCGGGCAGGTTGCCCCGTTCGGCCAAAGGCGCCCCTCAAGGTAAACGCGGGCGCTTTCCGCGTCCGGGAACATCGCGAAAAGCTGGAAGGTCGAAATGGTCGATTTGCTCATGTCCAAGCCCTCAATTTCTGCCGTCAATATAGCCCATTTCGCGAATGGAGTAAAGTATATAATTCCCATTGAAAACATAGCCGGAGCGGGCATCGGCCAACAGCGTATCAGCGGGCAGTGTGCCCATGAAGCGCTCCTTCGGGTTTGGGTGGAATCCTGATCACTGTGTCTCACGCTGCCATCGGCAACGGCGCCATCAGTAGAGATTGACCGCCGGCCAATGCCACGCCGGCGAAGCGGCCAGTGTTGCCGAGCGTGATCGTACCGTCGCCGTTGTGGTAGTAGTTCGCGCCCGGAGTCAAACCGGTAAAGCCTGAGGCGATGCCGGACGTGGTCACGGTCACGTTGTCCCCTGGACTCGCGGCCGCGGCGACAAAGCCGATTGGCCCGCTGTTGATCGGGTTAACGTTGATCACGCGGGCTTTGAACACGCCCGAATTGTCGATGATGGACGCGAGGGCCCGCGTCGGGCTCAACGCGAAGAGCCAATACCAACTGAAGTATTGGTGGCCGATCGGCGCGGACACCTGACCGGACGAGCTCTCCTGATAGATCGAAACATTGTTGTCGACGAACATGAACATTTGGTCGGACAGAACCGCCGGCGGGTTGACCGCGATCGGAGAGCCTCCTCCCTGGCCGATGACGGTGGTTCCTCCAGGGCCGAGCCCAATCGACAGGGCCTTCGGCTGCACAGTCAATGACACGCCGGTTCCATTCACCGTCAAGATATACGGCGAACCAAGACCGCCGGTCAGGAGGAACTGGGTCGCATTCAACCGCCACGGACCAGCGATCGCATTTGGCGATGGCTGCCCCACCGCCAGAGGCAAACCGATCTCGGCCGTCGTGCCGTCAACCGTGCCCGCGTAGACTTGCTGTGCGCCAGTAGAAGTGGTCCCCCCCTCGGAAAGCACGAAGGATGTGGGGGTCAACACCAAAACATGACCGCCGTTGACCGAGTCTGGCGCTCCGACCGGTGTCCCCAAAATTACGCCCGTGCCGCCGACGACGCTGGCGACGGTGACCGTACTCACGCCGCCCACCACAGTGCCAACAAGCACCGAGGTCGACGTCAACATGCCGGCGGTTAAAGTATTGTTCGCGCCGCTGAGGGAAACTGGCGTCCCCACCGTGATGTCGGTCCCCACAATTGATCCGGCGGCAATGAGGCTGTCGCTGGCAGCGTAGACGAGCGCGAAGCTGGTTGCGCTTAAAACAACGATTACAATTTCCATGTGAGGATCACCTAACGGTGTCGTGTCAACGACGACCGGCGTTCCGTAGGTGATGTTGTTGTCGCTATCAACCGAGCCGACCGCGACCGTGAAGCTGTTGCTGTTGGTGCCGTCGTTATATGCCGCGAGAAACGTATTTGCCGAAAGTGCCGCCGCGGTCGGATTGCCGCCCGTTCCTAAAAACGTTCCGCCGACGCCGTCCTGCAGGATGTGAAAATCGGTGGAGACGTAAATGCTTGGCGTTGAGGTGTCGACTGGACCAGGAGTAATCGTTCCGTCGGCGTCCACCGAACAGGCTTGCGCTCCGATAAGGCTGTTGGTGGCACCCCAAACAACGAATTTAGACGGCGACAGAACGAGTGTGACCCCATCGTATCCTTGTGCCGTTCCAATATTCGCCCCGTTCAGAAGTGTCACCAGACCGTCGACGTCCGGCGCCGGCCCCCACGTTTGGTTGGCGCCGCCAGAGCCGTCCACCGACACCGAGGTACCGGCCGCAAGCTCTGTTGCGGCGTTGAGCGTCACGTCGGACCCGCCGCCGCCGATGGCCGCCTGCAGCTGGGCTAGATTGAAGATGTACCCCGAACGAGCGTCGGCGAACAGGGTATCGGGTGGCAACATCATTCGCTCCTAAAACTGGCCCGGGTGCACGTCGGCCATTAGAGCGATCCCGGGATGCATGGGGTCTTGTACCAGAGCACGTTGATCTGCAGGTTGACGCTGCCGGCGCCCCCATAGTCGACGGCGCCAGCGTTGCCGTACACCAGCGGCTGGTTCTCGAACGCGGCCGACGATTCGAGGAGAGCCTGGAGCAGTGCGATCCTAGTCGTGTTGACCCCGGACGTGTTTGTGGGGATCACGTCGTCATCGGTGCACGCCTGGATGCCGAGCGACGGCGCTCCATAGAACAGAGCGCAAGCCGACCCGCTGGTGAACACCCCGCTGCCCGACACGATCGAGTAATCGACGGACAGCACCACGATCTTTAGGCCGGCGCCCGGCGGCGGGACGATCTGCACGGGCTCGGTGCCGATCGCGGCTAGCTGGGCGGCGGTCACGATCGCGGACGTCAGCGTCACACCGGCGCCCGAGGACGGCGCCGAGATCACGCCGCTGGCGTTGACGAAAGTCGTGAGGCCATCCGGCACCATGATGCCAGGCGTGGTCGGCATGGCAAGCGGCGCGATTGAGGCCGCGGCCTGCGCCAGCGAGAACAGCACGTCGACGGTGCCACCGCTGACGCCGAGAAATTGGTCCCCTGCCTGCGGGTTCTCCGTGGCGCGCGGTATCTGGGAGAAGCGTCTGACGCCGGTCACGCGCGGTCACCCCGCCAGTTTGTAGTAGGCGACGTTCAAGATCGGGCCACCGGCTGCGGTGATGAACTGAATCGCCCGCAGGTCGCCGCTGTACTCGAACGGCGCCGATCCGGCGTCTATCAGAATCCCGGTAGTAGCCGTCGGCAGAGTGCCATCGTCTCGCCATCTCACTCCGGACGATGAGCCGTCAACAGAGATGATGCAAAAATTAGCCGTCGCAGGAACAGCAAGCGGCGCAGCGGATGCCAGAGCACCCGATCCGACCTGCTGATACCCAACCGGCACGTAACTTTGGCTTATCATTCCTTTACCTCTTATGCCGTCTTTAGAATCGCCCACGCCACCGTCACGATCATCGAATTGTCCCCACCCGACCCCGAATAATTCGCGTTGAAGTTCGAGTACGTTAACGGTTTGTTGACCATCCCAGAAAGGACCAACAGGTTGTTGTTCGCATAGCCAACGGACAGGGCGCTCGGTCCGCCGGTTGGTGGGCCACTGGGGCCACCAATTGGGACCTGCTGGTCCCCACCATCGGCCGTGAAGGCCGAGTCGTTGTCGTAATAGAGGCCGCCGCCGCCGCCGGCGGTGAAGCTCTGCCCCTCGTTGTTGTAGACATAATTCGTCTGGATGACTTCGACGATTGTATTGGGTCCCTGCGCCGGCACAATCTCGATCGGCACCGTGCTCAAGTTCGCAATCTGCGCATCCGTCAAGCGCACGACGGTGGCATTCGTTATGTTCTCTTGGCCTTGGCCGCTCGACTGCAGCACGTACCAGGTGCTGGCGTCCTCATCGAAAATGAATTCGACGCCGCCGCCGGACAGCAACGTGGTAGGCGCGGCCGCGATTGAGCTTCCGTCGGATGTCGCCCACGTCACCGACCCAATCGAGCCGGTCGTTGAAATGGCCGTCGTTTCACCGTCGCTCATCAGCGTCGGTAGCACCACCGTCAGCGTGGGGATCGGCCCTGACGGGTTGAAGACCTGCGCCTTCTGGCCCGCGCTCATGGCGAACGTCTGACCGTTCGTCACGACGTCGACCTGGTAGTTGATATCGCCGAGGTAGGCGCACGTCGAATCGAGCACGCATGCGCCATTTCCTGGAAATTCATTGCGTCTGACTTCTGCGAGAATCGTACAGTTCGCGCTCAGGGCAAATCGTTGGCCGGTGCAGCCACTCACAAACATGGTGCCGCTGAAATCCAAAATACTGCCACCGGAACCGGACGCGAAAGCGCTGCTGTAGTCAGGATCACCGGAGAACGTCAGCGTCGAGCCTGGGACCATCACCAGGCTGGCGTTCTTCTCTGACGCGTTGACGAAGTTGAATCCGGAGGCTGACACGGTGATCTGTCCTTGCAGCGTCACCGTCGCGCCGTCGTTGATCTGCAGGACCACCGCGGGCGTGCCCTCGAGCCTGCAGGTGCCGAGCGTTATGGAGCAGTTGGCGCCCTGCGCGATGACCTCTGATCCGCCGCCGGCATTGAGCGTGACCCCGTTCACCGTCCAGTTGGCGCCCGGGGCGTACGCGCCGACCACGTTGAAGGTGCCCGTCAGCACTACGTTCGCTGGGTTGCCGATTGATCCGGCGATCACGCCGGTGAGCCCGACACCCGCCGCGCCGATGAGCGGCGGAAACACGAGCCCGAACGAGCCGGATCCGGAATCCTGGTCGTAGGTTCCCGCTTGGACAGAGATCGTCGGGAAAGCCCCGAGGCCCCAGTTGAACCCGGCGGCGACATCCACCGCGTACTGCAGCGTCGCGAATGGCTCTGAGATCGTTCCCGGGTTCGTGTTCGACCCGGTCGTGGATACGTACCACGTCTGACTCGTGTTTGAGGCCGGCAAGACGCCGCCGGTCGGGCCGGTGGGTCCGGTGGGGCCACTTCCTCCGGATGTGCCGCCCGGGCCGGTCGCGCCCGTGGCGCCGATGCTCCCAGTGGCGCCGGTGGCACCCACGGCGCCAGAGCCGCCTCCCGGCCCGGTGGCGCCCGGGGCGCCGGCTGGCACGATGAGCACGCTGCATGTGTCGCCGTTTTCGAAGACCGGAGAAACAGCGCTCGAGCTGCTCGGCGTCAGCGTGATCTCGCCGCCGGAGTTTGTTGAATTGGAAATTGAGAACGCGACGCTGCCGCCGCCGACTTCATCGAAAAACGAAACTTCGCCGCCATAGGGGAGCGCCCGGAGAAACAACAGCCCATCAATGGTGGACGTGCCTTGCGCGTCCACATAGCTGAGCACGATGGCCGTCGAGGATGAGAACGTGACATCGTTTCCCCGGAACACGCCGGTCCCGACCGTGCCGGATGTTGCCGAGCTGAAATTGTAAACCAGGCCTCCTTGGAGGCCCGTCGGTCCTGTCGGCCCCGTCGGTCCGGTTGATCCGGTGGGGCCAGTGGTCCCGATGCTGCCGGTGGAGCCGGTTGCTCCAATCGCCCCCGTGCCACCGGTCGCGCCTGTCGCTCCGATGGAGCCGGTTGCTCCAATCGCCCCCGTGCCACCGGTTGGGCCGGTTGGGCCGATGGAGCCGCTGCCACCCGTCGGGCCCGTGGGGCCAGTTGGGCCGGTGCTGCCGACGGTGCCGGTTGTCCCGGCGCTTCCCGTTCCACCGGTGCCGCCGGTGGGTCCAGCTGGCCCTGTGGGTCCGGTAACGCCGGTCGGCCCGGTATCGCCGGTGAAGCCGCGCGGGCCGATGGGGCCGCTGGCGCCTGTCGGGCCCGTGGGTCCCCCGGGCGTTCCTGGAGGGCCCTGAGCGCCGGTTGCACCGACGGGCCCTGCCGGCCCGGTGGGGCCCGGAGGCCCGATCGTGGAGATCGCCTGCTGAATTTGTTCCAGCGTCCACAGCGTATCGGTCGTACCGCCGCTGACGCCGACGAGTTGATCCGTGAGCTGCGGCGAGTCGTCGCCGGGCGCGATCAACGACAGGGTCGTGGTGTTGATCTGCGCCATCAGCCGCTCCCCGGCTCGGTGATGATGACCGCGCCGCTGCCGTCGGTGATATAGACCGCGGTCTGCTGCTCGTTGGCGTAGGCGTCGATCGGCGGCGGTGACGGCGGGGGTGCCTTCGGCTCGCTGTTCTGCAGCGTGATGGCGGCGCAGCACCAATCGGGCCATTGCTCGAGGATCTGCGCCACGAGCCAGTTGCCCTGGTGGCGGCCGGACGAGATCACGATCAGGTCGCCGCCCTTCTTCTCGGGCCGGACGATCGCATCGACCTCGCCGTAGAGGAAGGCCTTCCAGCGGATGCCCCCGAGGTTGAGGCCATCAAGTTGCTGCAAGTCGCGGAAGGACGTCGGCTGCACCTGCGCGCTCAGCGCCAACGACGTCGTCATCGCCTCGAGGGCCACGGTCTGTGACTGGTTGACGGTGTACGTGCCGGTGCCGCCGGCGCCGGTCAGCGTCTCGGTGATGACCGTGCCCGGCGCCAGGTTGCCGCTGAGGTCGGCCAGTGCCTGGCCGGCCTGGATCGTGCCGGCAGAGATTGCCATCACTGACAGCACCGTGCCGTTGATGCTTCCAACGAACGCGCCTGGAGTCGCGTACGCCGGGAGTCTGCTGCCGTCGGGATAGGCGACGGTCCCGACGCTGATGAAAACGGCGACCGGGAACGGCGGGTTGACCACCGCGATCGCGCCTGATGCTAGGCCGTGCACATTGATCCCGCCCACGCCATCACCCCGGGATCAGCGCGGAGCCTTCGACGGTGAAGGTTGTGTCCGCTGACGTTGCCACCACCGCGCCGGTCCCCTGCCACTTGTAGGTCCACGTCCCGGAAATCGACGGCGTCATGTTGTAGATGTAGACGCCGGTGCCGGTCCGCACGATACCGACCCCGGGGTCGCCGAAGATCAGCGTCTGCTGGTCGCCGGTCGGGTCCTGAATCAGCAGCGTGATCGTGCCGGGGTCAGCCGGCTGTCCGGTCTGCAGCGAGACGAATGTGCCGGTAAGCTCGATCGTCGTGTCGATCTGGTAGTCGCCCATCGGGACCGGGTTCTCCGACGTGTCGCTTGCCAGGACCTCGAACAAAGCGGCGTCGTTAGCCGTTGCCTGCCAGACGGCCGCATCTTGCCCGCTCACTTCCAGGTTCGGGAGTGCGTCACTGCACTCCACAGCAAACAACGCCGCGTCCAACGCCGCGCTCGCCCACAGTGCCACGTCGTTCGCGAACGCGAAGGTCGGAAACAACGGAAAGAATTCTTGGATGATCTCCAGCAGCGCGGCGGTCTGCGCCCGTAGCCCGTGCCCGATCTCGAGGTGGACGGAGCCGTCGGCCGTGACCATGGCCCCGGCGACGATCTCGATCGGAGTGCTCGCGTCCCGCCGCACCGAGATCTTCATCTCGAGGCGGGGTGTTCCCGGCGTGAAGACGACCCGCACCGCGCTCTCCAGCGGCGCTGCCGAATCAAACTGCCGGGCGGCGATGGTTTCGGCCGGCACCCCGGTGTCGCGGGCGACCTCGATCAGGACCTCGATCGGCGCGGCCGCGTCCGAGGTCACGGCGATGCCGCCGATGATCTCTTCGTGGACTGCGGCGTCGATCGCGGCAGCCAGCAGCGCCTCGCTCGGCGCCAGCGCGTCGTACCGGCGCGTGGTTAGGTACTCGGCGGGAGGTGCCGAATCGAACGCGCGGGCGGCCACGATCTCGAGGACGGCGACGCCATCGCTGGTCACCACCACCGAGCCGACGATCTCGGTCGGTGCATGGGCGTCGGCGCGCACGCCCGCGAGCTGCTCGGCCGGCGCCGCATAGTCGGATTTGCTAGCGGCCAACACCTCGAGGGGCGCCAGGGCATCCTCACGGATGCCTCCCAGCACCTCGCCTAGCACAGCCGCATCGCCGGCCAACTTTACGATGGCCTCGGCCGGTACCGTCGCGTCCGCGCGACCCCCGACAAGCGATTCCAGCGGCACTTGGCCGTCACCCCTTAGGCCCGCAAGAACCTCCGCCGGAGGGGCGGTGTCCGCCCTGGCGTTTGCCACGTCCTCAAGCGCAACGGCAGCGTCGGCGCGCAGCCCGGCCTCGCTCTCTAGCGGCACGGCGCCGTCACTCCTTGCTGAGGCCGCGACCACCTCCAGCGGCACCGCCGAATCTGATTTGTCCCCGCCCAAGCTCTCCGAGGATGTCGCCGCATCGATCCGCTGGCTGGCCGCGACCTCGAGATCGTCTACGGCATCTCCGCGGATGCTCTCGAGCACCTCTGCCAGAACGGCGGCGTCGGCCAGAAGGCTCTTCAGCACCTCTGCGGGCGCGCCGCTGTCGCATGTGACGGCCGCGATCTGACCCTGCGACTGGAAGGCATTCGTCTGGAAGGTGTTTGGCTGGAAGGCTGTTGTCACGGCCGCTTGATGAGCGTGATCGTGATGTCTAGGATGGCGTTGTTGAGGTGCTTGACCGCGTACTGCTTGTATTCGTCGTTACGTGAGGCGATCTGCGGGTCGACAGCATAACCATAGTTAGCCGCAAAATCGAAATCGCAGGCGATCGGATAGTATTGGTGCTTGTTGGCCTCGCGGAAGGCTTTGTTGAACACCAGAAACGACGTCTCGCAGATCGGCGGCCACTTGTAGAAAGGGTCCGAGACCGCCCGCATCGACATCCAATGCGGGGCTTTGATGGTTACCTTGGCTCCGGGTTTGAGGACGCGCCAGCACTCTTCGATGAAGAGGATGCGCTCCGGCCCGTCGAGGAAAGACAGGTAATAGTTGCAGATGATGTCGCTGACCGCTTCATTGTCCCACGGCCACGGATATTGCTTCAGATCTCGCTGCTGGTCGACGTTGTCGAACTTGTGGAGGTCGACGCCGAGGTAGCCTTCGATCCTGTGATCGCCGCAAGCAAGGTTGAGTTTAAACTCCGGCGCTGGTGCCGTGGCAGCCTTAATGGCGCGCTTACTCATTTTTTCCTCATCACGATGGTGCCATGAAACACGGCGGCGAATTCGCAGGTCGAGGCGATAGGATCGTCGCTTTCCTGCTCGCGCATGATATTGCGGCATACCTCGGCCAGACGCTCCCCGGCCTGATCATGGATGATGTCCTCGAGAAGATAATAGCCGCCCGGAGATACATGCGGCCAGAGCGCGAGCAGGCTCGTTAATTGCTGTTCGTGGCTGTGGCCACCGTCATCGTTGATGATGTCGAATGGGGCATGCTTTGTAGCGAGGCGCTGTAGGTCTGCTTCGTTTGCTTGGTCGCCGACTTCAATCACAATCCGGTCGGCCTCATATTGCCGTTTACCCTCATCGTTGTCGAAACCGATGATGCGAGCATGAGGCAGCCAGTCCCGCCACATCTTCAGTGATCCGCCCCCGCCGACTCCGATTTCCAGCAGCGTTCTGCACGACCCCGTCCACTCGGCAAGGAAGAACTCGTAGAAGCCGAGGTAATTGTGCCCGGTCGAACCCTTGTCCG